CAACTTGTTCAGCTTAAATTGGCATTAAAGGGAGCAATGGATTACGTAGAATCATTGCAACTTCAAGAATCAACAATAGAAGAACAAATTATAGAAACCAACGAGCAGGAGAAGCAATTAGCAGCTGCCTTAGATGAAAAATACGGGCAAGGTTCGTTGGATCTAGAAAGTGGTGAATTTACACCAAATTAATCGTAAAAGCAAGGTTTCGGGTTACGTTGTGATATTTATATTAGAATTTAACAACTTATTACGACATGGCCGAGAGAATAGTATCCCCAGGAGTATTTACAAACGAAAAGGACCTATCATTCCTACCAGCAGGTATTGCAGCAATTGGAGCTGTAGTGATTGGACCAACAATTAAAGGACCAGCGTTTGTACCAACTGTGGTAGAAAACTTTGATGACTTTATTGCAAAATTTGGAGGTCTAAGTGAAGAGACCTACGTACCATACACAGTTAAGAGCTACTTAAACAGCGCCAGCACGGTGACTGTAGTTCGTGTCCTTACACAAGGAGGATACAATGCAAAAGCTGTACAAATCATTCACACCACAGGATCTACTAGCTACTTAGTAGGTGTAATCCTACCAACAACTACAGTAGGTAGCTCAACTAATAATGGATTTGATGCATCTAACTTTGCTGCATTCCAAGGTGGAAGTGCAACGGGATCATTCGGATTCACTTTATCAGGATCAGGAGTAACAGCACAAGCATTAACAGCGTCAGCAAACCCAACAAGTGCTAATTCATTTGCAAACGTAATTGGAACATCTGTAAAAGGATCTAAGAAAGGATATCTTTATAACTGGTTTAGTGGGTATTTAGGAACTGGTGCAGGTTTGTCAGGATCAGTTGCTTTTGTAACTGGCTCTACAACTGCACTTGTAAACTACTCAGGTTCAATCTACGGAGCATATGCACCAGCAGCAACTCCATACATTACTTCTCAAATAATTGGTGGTCAAAAACTACAACTGTTTAGAGCAGTATCGTTAGCAGATGGAACTGACACAAACACATCTTACAAAGTTAGTATTATCAACACAACTCTTCCAGGAGCTGATCCAGGATCTGATTACGGTTCATTCACACTACTTGTACGTGACTATGCTGACACAGACCAAAGACCAACTATCCTTGAGTCTTATACTAACCTAAACTTAGACCCAGATTCATCTAACTACATCTCTAGAAGAATTGGTGATCGTTCCTACACTGTAGACAGTGCAGGAGTGGTAACGATGACTGGAGATTATCGAAACGTATCTAAATACATTCGAATTGATGCAGTTGATGATGTGAAGAATAAAGCAATTAGTGCAAATGTTAAGCCATTTGGATACGAAGCGTTGGTACAACCAATCTCTTCAAGCTACTCTTTCCCATCACCAACACTAGTAACTCAGTTGACACAAATCAACGGATCTTACAATAAGAAAGCATACTACGGATGGGATTACTCGGTAACAGATAACGAAAACTACTTAAAGCCTCTTGCAGCAGGAACAGTTCAAGTTGGAACTGGATTCAACCTAGATGAGTGCTTTATTCACCCAAGTGCATCTAAAGTAAACGATAACTCAACATTCGTAGGAGGATCTAGCGTATCAGCTTCATTGTTCTCAGGATTAGATGTAAATAATGTATTGAAGTTTACTGCACCACTCCAAGGAGGATTTGATGGAATGGATCCAGCAGTAGCTAAGAAGGTAGGTTCAGCAATCACTCCAACTAACTTGTTTGGAATGAACTGCTCAACAGTAAGCACTCCAGGTGGGGCTGCTTATGTGAAAGCATTGAACACTATCTCAAATGCAGATGAGTATGATGTTAACCTAATTGTAACACCAGGAGCAAACATTAAAGACCACGCAGGTATCATCAACAAATCAATTGAAGTTGCTGAAGATCGCGGAGACTGCTTCGTAGTAGCTGACCCAATCACACAAGGTGGTTCTGTATCAGCAGCAGTAGCAGCAATTGCAGATTCAGGAATTGATTCAAACTACGTAGGAACTTACTGGCCTTGGGTTAAGATTATCGATACAGACAAGAACAAGCCGGTATGGGTACCACCAAGTGTTATCGTACCACGAGTGATGGCATACAATGATTCAGTAGCATACGAATGGTTTGCACCAGCAGGTCTAAACCGAGGAGGTGTTTCTGAAGCAGTAGATGTAGAGTTGAGATTGAATCAAGCTAACAGAAATGACTTGTACGAAAATAAGATCAATGCGATTGCAACATTCCCTAACCAAGGAATTTGTATCTGGGGTCAGAAAACACTACAAGCTCGCCCATCTGCTCTTGACCGAATCAATGTACGTCGATTGTTGATCACATTGAAGAAATTCATTGCATCTTCAAGCCGCTACTTGGTATTCGAAAACAATACAACAGCTACTCGTCAGCGATTCTTGAACATTGTAACTCCTTACTTACAGACTGTTCAATCTCGTCAAGGATTGTATGCATTCCGAGTAATCATGGATGAAACAAACAATACACCTGATGTAATCGACAGAAACATCATGTACGGTCAGATATACATTCAGCCAGCAAAAGCAGCCGAATTTATTGTTCTTGACTTCAACATCCTACCTACTGGAGCAACTTTTGAAAACGCTTAATACTTAATATAAAAGACACATGGCAAACTTAATTGAAAATAACGAAATATTCTACACGCCTTACGAGCCAAAGGTACAGAATAGATTTATCTTATCGGTAGAAGGCATTCCAGCTTTCTTGTGTAAGAAAGTGTCTCGTCCAGGTATTGAGTGTGGTGAGGTTGTACTAGATCACATCAACATCATCCGCAAGATGAAAGGAAAGTGTAAGTGGAACGATATCACAATCACAATGTACGATGCAATTGTACCTTCTGGAGCTCAAGCAGTAATGGAGTGGGTACGTGTAGCTCACGAATCAGTAACGGGTCGTGATGGATATGCAGACTTCTACAAAAGAGATTTTGATATCTTCGTACTAGGACCGGTTGGTGATAAAATCGAAAACTGGAAAGTAAAAGGTGCTTACATCAAGACTGCAACTTTTGGAGATATGGACTGGTCTACTGAAACCCCAGTTGAGGTTTCTCTAACACTAGGAGTTGACTACTGCGTACTAGAATACTAAGAACAAACAACAACAATACAAAGCCTGGCCAACAAGCCGGGCTTTTTTATCTATGTCAAAAGTTGTAAACGACGAGTATCCAGGAGGAAAGCAGATACTCTCCGATGAAGAAATCAAAGCCAAATTCTTAGCAGAATCATTTAACACAGGAGCAGTAGAATCTGTATCTTCTAGCCCATCCATTGTACCTACTGAAGTAATCGAACTTCCATCCAAAGGAGTGTTCTATCCAGAAGGGCATCCGCTCTCAAGTGGTAAGATTGAAATGAAATACATGACTGCTAAGGAGGAAGATATCCTATCCTCTCAGAACCTAATTAAGCAGGGGGTAGTAATTGATAAACTATTACAATCACTTATCGTTACTAAGATTAACTACAACGACTTATTGACTGTAGATAAGAATGCTGTGTTTATTGCTGCTCGAATCCTAGCCTATGGTAAAGATTACGATGTAGAAATCTCTTGTCCAAATTGTGGTGAGAAGTCTAAGCATGTAGTTGATTTAGGAGAGTTTGAAGATAAGGAAGTTGACTGGAGTGGATTTCAGCATGGACAAACTACACACACATTTGAGTTACCAATCTCAAAAGCAAAGCTTACATTGAAGTTTTTAACTCATGGTGATGAGAAGAAAATTGAAGAAGCTGTTAAGGGATACAAAAAGATGAGCAAAATGACTGGAGTTGATCCAGAACTTAGTACACGACTGAAACATTTGATTATTGCTGTAGATGGTAATGAAGATAGAGGTATTGTTAATAAGTTTGTCGACAATATGCTATCTCGAGACTCATTAGCACTACGAACTCACTTAAAGGGTATTACTCCAGATATAGATACGACTTTTGATTACGAATGTCCTCATTGTCAATACGAGCAACAAAAGATGGCTATGCCCATCGGTGTGACGTTTTTTTGGCCTGGGGTCTGATTACAGGCCCATTCTGCAAGATCAAATCTTTGATCTTATGTACTATGGAAAGATGGGATGGACGTACACGGAGCTGTATAGTTTACCCACACACCTTAGAAGATACTTTTATCTCAAACTGGCTGATATCCGTAAGAAGGAAAATGAGGAGCAACAAGCTGCCTACAATAAAGCCAAATCAGGACGACGATAGAAACAAGCCAACTAAGCGTTGGCTTTCTTTTTGTTAGATATTTATATGAAAAACCAAAGCATGAAATCTGACGTTCAAAGATTGCGTGAAGCACTTCGCTCATATATTCGCAAAGTCATCAAGGAAGGTGATAAAGCAGACGCAAAGTGGGTAGTTGATAAAGTAGCAACAGCACTAGATGCTGCAACAAACAACAAAAAGGATTACCAAATAGCAGCAGTCTCTCAGAGTGATCAATTCAAAAAACTAGCCCAGGACTTAAAAAACAATAAGGACAGTGATCGATCTCCAGAAGATCAACAATTGATGGAGACTTTTTTTGATTGGTTAGCTAGAGGTGCTCAGAAGTATGCTCACGGTATAATAGACAGAAGGTCTGGTTACCTTATGCAAGCAGTTGCTGCTGATCCAAAACTAGCACAGCTTGCCAAGAGCTCAGGGATGAGTGCTCGTGATTTTGAGAGCAAGGTATACTCACTAATGAAGAGTGATACTAAGTTTCTAACAGCATTAGCTACACAAAGGTTTAGAAGATAGTAAATGGCAGAAGACGACGACAAAGCCAGCAAGAAGGCAATACAAGAGCAGAAGCTGAGGATCCAAGCAGAAAAAGAGTTTGGTCAAAGCTTAGGCTATGCTCAGCAAGCCTTGATGGAGCAGGTTAAAGCGCTTAAGGATCAAAATGGTCTTGTAGAGGGGTTAGTTCGGAGTAGTAAGATGTTGAATGATTCAACTAAGCAAAATGTTGAATTAAAAAGAGATCTAGCTTCCCTATATAGTACTGAGGTCCAAGCAGCTAACGATCTCATCCTCAAGAGAGCCATGGTCCAGACTCAGTTGCAAGGTGATTACGCTCAATACCTTGCACAGTATATGATTCAGAAAAAAATCAAGGATGTTAATGATCCTAGACTGGAAGGTGTAATTAAGGAGCTTAAACAAAGGCAAGAGCTTAATAGACGTCTTGAGGATGAGCGTGATCTTAATGAGGAGATAGCAGCTGAGATTATTAACATTAGAGGCGAAACTGAATCGTGGAAAAAGGGCTTTGATAAAATACTCGCTACCGCTAAAGAAATTGCCAAAGATCCAAAGACCTTAGCATTCTTTATGTTTAATGAAGGAGTTAAGGGTCTTGAAAAAATGCATGGTACTTTTGAGGAGATGCATAAAATGGGACTGACTGCAGGTCAGGCTATGGAAGCAACCTTCAGTTCTATGGACATTACTAGCATGGACTGGTGGTTGGGTCTTAATGATGTGAAAGGTGTAACACAAGGTATTGTTGAAGAGTATGGTAATGTCAACGCTATAAGCAAAGAGACCAAAAACAATCTTGCCGAAATGGCACACAAGTTTGGTATATCGGGTGAAGAAGCGGCAAAGTTAAACGCCGCAATGTCCAGAATACCAGGTGAGACTTCAGAATCGGCAGAGAGTGCCATGAAGATGACAGGAGAGTTAGCTGCAATGCAGGGAATCGCTCCAGGCAAGATAATGAAAGACATGGCACAAAATACTGGCGAAATGGCAAGAGCTGGTGCAAAAGGTGCTAAAGAGTTTGGTAAAACAGCAATAGAGTTGCATAAGATGGGTGTTGAAATTAGCACCGCATCAAAGCAGGCTGATAGCTTGCTTGATTTTGAAAGCAGTATCAATAGTCAGATGGAGGCGTCTGTTTTGTTGGGTAGAGAAATAAACTTAGACAAAGCCCGTGAGCTTGCCCTCAACAACGACATCGCAGGAATGACCGAAGAAATTGGTAAAAATATTGGAGGAGCAGCTGAGTTTGGAAAGATGAACCGACTTGAGCAAGATGCCCTAGCCAAGTCTGTAGGTATGAGTGTTGAGGAGTTGACTAAACAGATGGACGCTCAGGAAGAGAATAATAAGTATTTTGGGGAAGGTGCTGGTTTAACAATGAATACATTTGGTACATTGATGCAGTATGGTGGCGCTGCTGCAGGCTTCTTTAAGGAAAATGGTATGTTGTTAATGACGACAATCCAACTACTTTCTAGCGAGAATGCCATGAAACTTTTAGGTAATGTTTATGATAAAATTAAAGTAAGTTTAGGACTACTCTACCAAGGAACACTGTGGGTCATAAACGGTATTCTTAATTCAAGATTGTTAATCCAAACAAAAGAATTTGTTATGGATAAAGCAAAGGTTGCATTTGGATATGTTCAGTTGGGACTAACTCAAGCCAGAGCCGGAGCAGAGATGCTACTAAACAATACTAAAGTCGGAATGTGGCTAAAAGAGAAAGCTCACTGGGCTGCAGAAAAAATCCATATGGGCTGGAAGATGGCTCAAGAGAGGTTAGGTATAGGAATGAAAGCAGCAGCCGCAACACAGACGGCAGCATCTACAGCAGCAAGTGCTGGAGCATCTGCAGCAAGTGGAGCAGGAGCAGCTGCAGGTCTTGGTGGATTGGCAACTGGATTAACAGCGATGGGAACACCGCAAGTACTCTTTGGTGCTTTCAACTTAATAGCAGCAGCACCAGGTCTAGTGCTAATGGTAGCCGGAATACCATTCTTAATTGCAATTTCTTTATTAGGAATACCCGCAGGAGCAGGTCTTAGTGGATTGGCAACTGGATTAACAGCAATGAGTAACCCAATGCTATTGATGGCAGGAGCCAATCTATCAGTGTTTGCACTTGCATCAGTTATTGGTGTTGCAGGTATTCCATTCCTAGCTATGATTGCCCTAGTAGGTATTCCAGCAGGAGCGGGATTGACTGCATTAGGAGCAGGACTTACAGCAATGGCAAATCCTGCAGTAGCAATTGGAGCAGCCATATTGAGTGGATTAGCTATATCGCTAGGTGCTGGTATTATGATGATGGGAATTGGTATAGGAATTGCAGCAGCAGGATTATCGTTGATGTTTGCTGAACTAGCCAAAATGCCAATAGAGCAAATGCTACTATTACCAGTTGCCTTATTAGGTATTGGAGCTGGATTAGGAGCATTAGCTGTTGCATCATTCTTTGCATTCCCAGGATTGTTACTAGCATCATGGGCATTAGGAGGATTTGCAGCAGTACTAGCACTTATGCAACCAATAATGGAGATGGGTGGTTTGCTGTCGTTAGCTGAAGGATTGACAGCATTAGCAGGTAGTGCAGGTGGATTGTCTGAAGTAAGTGCCGCTGTATTAGGCATTGGAGGTGGCTTAGGGTTGATGGCAATGGCAGGACTAGCAGCATTACCAATCATAGGAGCGTTAATGGGATTGGCAGCAGTAGCACCAGCCCTAGGAACTTTGGGAAGTATGTTTGGTGGTGGTGGTGACGGTGGCGGAGAAGATGACAAAATGCAACTTATTGCAGATAAATTGGATCAACTAATTGCAGTTGCATCTAAAGGTGGTGAAGTTAATTTGGATGGTAGAAAAGTTGGCCAAGTACTCAAGCTAGGTCTTAACACATCAAACGTAAGATAACATGGCTAAACTATTCAAAACAATTAGTCTAACTGAGAGATTGGCAGATAGTGATTACAAAAAGAATCCTATCAAACCACCTATTACTGTTAATCAAGGAGGACCTACTAACGATCCACTATTATCGACACAGCAACTCAATCAAGGTAGTATCGACTTGAAGGATCAAGTTAAATTTCGAGCACAGCAACCAATCGAACTTAAAAAGATTGAAGACGCTAGAAAGAGAAACGCGCAGATGATAAAGCTGATCGAAGCCAGTCGTCCAGATTATATGCCACCAATTCCTAGCCCGTTTGTAACAAAGCCACTGACAACTTTTGTACTTCCAAGAACAGCATTCAAATTTGCATCAACAATGCAGCTGGAGGATCGGCTAAAGCAGTTTAATAGAGTAGAATCGACACGACACCTACCTCACTTCTTTTTGTCTGACATTTTTACAGACTACATTACTATCACTAAGTTTGGTATTTTCAATCACGAAAGCGATATTCAAATACCAGCATTTACTGCTTCACCTGCAAAAGGAGAAACGACAGTAACACCAAAAGAGTTTGATGCATTATTACTCCAAGGGACTAGATTTAGAAACGGACAATACATTTCACGCATTCCAATCAAAAGAATGCCAGAGACTATATTGGTATCCCAAGGAACTTTCTTTTCCAACGGAGCTTATGTCTCAGTAGCCACCATAGGAACTCCAACAGCAGATGAGGCAAACTTTTTAAGGCAAGGTGGTACAAAGATTAGAAACACATTCAAGTCGGTAACAGAGGTAGAGGATCCAATCGGAGAGCAAAACCAAGGAGGACTAAAACCAATAAAATCACTCAGTCCATTACTTAATAGACTACTTCAAGGTTTGTTTATTGATAATGCAGGACAGCTACGTAGCTTTCTTGTACCGCAAGATCCAATACAACTAGGCGATCCAGCAGTACAGTCACCACTCCTACCACAACCTAAGTTTGCATCACAGACATTTGATCAGGGATCAATCCTACTCAAGACTGCAGAATACCAAGGTGATAAAGCTTTATCGATACTGCTGCCAAGAATTAAGCACGGAAGTGCTACACTACAGCGAATAAACTTTACAAGTGAAACTTTTGAGCAAGGAGAAGCAATTCTTCCAGTTAAAGATTTCCAGAATATAAATTTTAATAACCAAACACTAACCAAAGCTCAAGGAGAAGACTTCTTTGCAATCAACAGACCTGCAATAGAAAACCCTCCGCTAAGCCAGCTATTGTCTAATGAGTTGGATCCAAACCAAGCAAAAAGCTTGATAGCAAATACTATTCAAGGTTGGAGGTATGACCGAACTGGCACAAGACAGGGAACTGGGACTGAGGGTAATGTGCGAGTTGTTTCACAAAACATACCAAGTGCATGGAGCACTAGTACGGGTACAGTGAAGCCTGGAAAGACAGAAAGACGATCTCTAGGCGTTACGCCGGATGGAGCTGGAGGTGATTTCATAACACTATCGGTACAGAGTATCCCACAAGGAGGTACAGTAACCTTCAAAGCGTTAATTACATCTCTTAGTGATAGCTTTAGTCCCTCTTGGAACGACTACAACTATGTAGGTAGGCAGGATACGGTAAAAGCATTTAAGGGAGTAACGCGTAGCGTTAGTGTTGGATTTAAGGCTGTTGCTTGGGGTAATAGAGAAACCGCAACGACTTTATTCAAAAAACTAGAGACGTTAGCAAAGTATACCTCTGTCGGGATTCCAAATGCTAATAAGTACCTGGAAGGACCAGTTGTCCGAGTTACTATTGGAAATATATTAGTAGCAACACTGTGTGCATGTACTTCTCTAAAGTATGAATTTAACCCAGCAGAATATCCTTGGGACATAAACGCTAAGTTGCCAATGTTAGCAGATGTTAGTATGGACTTTGCTGTATTGGCATCTAACAATGGTCAACTTCTTAATGCAAAAACAAACACATATTACGGCTCTTAATTTATGAGATACTCAAATATTCCCACAAAGTTAAACGAAAGCAAAAAGCGTGTAACACGATCAGTACTGTATCCACCAATCCCAAGAAAGCAGTCGGATATTTATGTGCGCACAACTATTGGAGATCGTATTGAAATGCTTGCATTCAAATACTATGGAAACGTTTCCATGTGGTGGCTAATAGCTGAAGCAAATGCTGTTGGCAAAGGTAGCTTTGCTATTCCAGCTGGGACTCTGTTACGAATCCCAGTAGATTATCAAGATGAGTTAGACGAATATGAAAGGTTAAACAAATAACAAGTTATGGCAAATTTATTTAGTCTCAAGCAAGTACCTGATGCAGTTGCAACTGAACTAAAAGCAAGAGGAACAGTAAAAGGTGTAGAGTGGGTTGCAAAGCGATTTCCGTGGATCCACCTAATGTCTATGAGTAATGGGTGTTCAAAGTATTCACCAATGACTAGCACTGACACTGGGGGATTGGGTATGTACTCTACTGGTGAGGGTTTTAGACCACAACCAATAGTAGAGTCAGTATCGGTGAAAAAGCAAGGAGAGCTGGGTACGACAAGATCGTGTACAATATCCATCAAAGCGTTTACAGATGCTCAGCTATTTGAGCTATCAAAATGCTACTTCCTTCCAGGAATGTCTCTAAGGGTTCAGTGGGGATGGTCAGTAGCAGCTACTGGAGCTATAGCACCAAAGCCGGTTACAGGCACTGAAGCAGAATCTACTGCAATTTGTAAAATTAATACTAAATCAGCAGAGAGTGCAGTTTTTGATGGCATGCAAGGTTTGGTAACCAACTTTAGTTATAAGTTAACCAATGAGGGACATTGGGATTGTAGTGTTGAGATTGTAGCAGCTTCCGAGTCGGTAGGGGGAGGTAAGGTTGCTGTATACGGTGATTGTGGTGATGGGTGTACTAGAACTTTCAAAGTACAAGGTGAGGATGGAGAAAGCAAGGATGCCACTGAAGTAAAAAGTTTACTGCATACTTTCTTCTTTGATGTAAATGCTGATGCTGCTGATGGAGAGCAAAGTTTTAGTGACCACAAATCCAACATAGCCAAGTCTATGGAGACTAAATATGGAAGTCCGGTAATTTGCGCAGGAAACTTCGAAGGAGAGGATAGAGATGCAGCCGGTGGTTCAGCACAATCATTTTGGTCACTAGGTAACTACGATACAACAGAAGGATATATTTCGTGGCGAACCTTAGAGGGTGCAATAAATAGATACGCTATACCATCTAAGGGTGGGACTTATACATTGGGACGAATTGCAAGTCAGGACTTAATGGTGAAAGGACATCCAAAACTAGAGTCCGGAGATCCTAGAATATGTGTAATACCTGGATCTCCTGAGCTAGGAAAGGCAGGAGGTAATTGGAATTGGTATCCCGAACCCCCAGAAGTATGGAGCTCTGATGAGTTTGACTTTGGAGGCATTATGATTAACTGCATATTCTTAATGCAAGAGTTAAAGGCAGTTGAAGAGGGTGACAACAAAATACACACCTTTCTAACAAACGTACTAAAAAAGATTAGCAACGTATGTGGGGGTTACTTTACAGACATACTAGAGGTAGTTAGCTCCACAGAGGATTGTGATAACCCAGTTAGCGTACCAACACTATCTATAATAGATCTGAGAGAGTTCAAGCCAGCACCAACCTTTCAAATACCATCTTTACCAAGTAACTCAGTGATTCGTGATTTAACACTTGACTTACAGCTTACCGGTGCTATGAAAACACAAGCTTTATATTCTGGTGGAGCAAAACAAAAAGGAAAAGGAACCAAGTGCGATACAATAGCTTTTCAGCCATTTGGTTTGGTGGGAGGTGTTGTTAAAGATAAGTCCAAAGACTATGCAGTTATACCGCCAGTGTGTGATTGCGAAGACACAAAACAAGCTGGTAAATCTGAAAAAAAATCACATACTGACATATTCGATGAGATGTATAGTTGTGTGGATAATGGTACAACAAGTGCAGCAGCCTCAAGCGTTTCTAACCAGGTTAATGGTGAGGAGGATGTTGAAGATAAATGCAAAGCAGTCCCATTGCCGTTTAACTTTTCATTTACTTGCGATGGGATTGGTGGGTTTAAGTTTGGACAAGTAATATCATCCGACAGAATACCAGCTAGTGTTCGAAGCAAGTTTGATTTTCAGATAACAACAGTCGAGCACGAAATCACTGTACAAGATTGGACAACAAAAGTAAATACGGTTGGTAGATTCAAAAGCAAGTAGTATTTATTAAAGTATGGCAATCAAGTTCAAGAAGAAGAATAGATCCGGTAACATTAGTGGATTTTCACCTCGCAAGAAGGTACGCACACACCTATACACTAAAGGTGGCGAGTATAGTCTTGACGGTATTGAATACGTAGGAGAGTATTACTTGGAAGAGAAAATTGCACGTACAGGCCCAAAGCCACCAGTCGATACAGACGAGACCCTACCAGTAGGCGATCCAGAATTGATCAATCCTAAAGTGAGATTGTTTGTAGAAAAGACGTCTGAATGGGGTAAGGAGCTGAGAAGAATCTACCCAGTATACTACCAATATGAGTATGAAAAGCTGAAAGACTTTGAAATAAAAGTTCGTCAGTTTGTAGAGCCACGACCACACATTTACGAACCAAAGGAGTCAGCATATGGTGCTGGCTTTGATGAGCGATACTTTGTTCAGAAGCGAGGTGATGAGATGAGCTACGCGATTGAAGTTGATTTGAGTCAATGGGAATTGATTGGATATCAAGGAGGTATTGATGATGGTCTATACGCATACACCTCAGTCAACTGGAGGCTTACCGGAGCCTATGATTACATTGCTCAACAAAACGAACTAGCACTATTCAGAGCTCAGCGAGAAGTTCCTAGCATTTTATACTCAGTTAGAAATTTTACTGAGTATGCACGCTTTACTAGATTTTGATTTTCGGAAATAACTTTGTATAGTTTGTCTATGATTGTAGACAACGCATACCAGTTAGAATCACTTTACGGTCGCAAACTATTTGTTTATCCTGTGTTGCAGGATAGTAGAAGGCATAGAGTGTCCAGCGAGATAGTAGCGGTAGTTGCAATTGATACTAGTACACACGAGACCTTTTCTATATCCAAAAGCCACCCAGATGCGGTGTATAGGGTTGAGGACTTTAGCTTTCTCAATAAGTGCTCTATCCACAGCTACGACACAATCCTATTCAAGTATGCAGGATATGATACAACTAGCTTTGTGGATGTGCAGCTGCAGTATTACCTCAGAACGAATCAATCTTGTAACTTTGAAACACCAACAATACTAAACCACTATGCACGATTCTTCACAGACTGCGCTATACTAGGATCCTTAGTCAGCTTGCAGAAGCATGAAAGTATTGCGTTTAGCTTATACAAAAAGACATACACAGAAGAGCTACAGCCAGGTTTAGAATTCTATCAGCACAAACTTCTCGATGCTTTCTATAACATAGAAAGAAACGGTATTGCAGTGGATGGAGAGTTGGTTGAGATAGATTTCAATTCATATCACCCAAGACTTATTGCATCGTTAGTAGGTTATGATTTTGGATCAGAGGATGTGTATGAGCACTTAGCTAAACACTACCACAACACTCAGACACCAACCAAGAGTCAGATCCTACAAGCAAAGGAGGCTACATTCAGACAGATCTATGGAGGAATAAACAAGCAGTATCTGCACGTTCCATTCTTCAAAGCTGTGAATGATCTAGCATATCAACTATGGAACTACGCTCAAGAGCATGGATACATACAAAGCCCAATATCAGGTAGGAGACTTATAATAGCCAATTATCAGGATATAACCTTATACACTCTTTTTAACTATTTCATACAAATGTATGAGACTGAGTTCAATGTATTGATGCTTGAA